CCTCTAACCTCTAACCTCTAACCTCTAACCTCTAACCTCTAACCTCTAACCTCTAACCGCTAACCGCTAACCGCTAACCGCTAACCTCTAACCGCTAACCTCTAACCGCTAACCTCTAACCGCTAACCTCTATGGATATTCAAATCGCAAACACCCTGTTTGATGAAGGCATTTTCTCGGCCATGTATAAAGCAGGGTTCATCACTACTAAAGTATTTGTGTATCGTGAAATTTATTTATGGGTAAATGCCCAGCAACAAACGCGCGGTATTTCTAAAAATCAGGCAGTACTTGAAGCCGAAATCAAGTTTAATAAAGACGAACGCACGATTTGGCGGGCACTCAACTGTTTTTCTGAAAAAGCAGCTTAAAAATTCTTCCACTGACAAAACACTGTCACCAGATTAAAAGAAATTTGTATCGACATTTGTTATATCAATCAGCTAAACAAAAAATAGCCCATAGCCAGAATCAGCCGAAGCAAATTCAATTCATTCAAAAAATTCGGGGTCAGATAAACAACTGACAAAACACTGTCACCATCCAAACAAAAAATAACAACGACCTTTGATACATGCCAGCCGGCGTTATAAGACGTAAAAAAAACGGCCGCTATTACAAGCTAATTAACAATCCCCAGTCCATCTTCAGGACTTTCTGACTTCCCGACTTTCGGACAAAAACAATACCTATATGAGCTACAAAATTTATTTATACGATACCGAAACCGACTGCATTGGTTCGGGTAATTTATCATCAGTTTACATACAAACCCAACTTGAGGCGGCAGCGGGCGATGACGTTGAAGTACACATCAGTTCGGTAGGCGGCAGTGCATTTGATGCCATCGCTATTTATGATCTGCTTAAAAAGTATCCCGGTAAAGTTACTACCTATATCGACGCGCTGGCCGCCTCGGCAGCTTCAGTTGTTGCAATGGGCGGCAGAAAAGTGATCATGAGCAAATACGCATTGCTTATGATTCACAAACCTATGGTTGGCACAGGCGGCAACGCCGATGAACTCTTAAAAGATGTACAAATGTTAAATGTAGTTCAGGAGCGCCTGGCACAGATCTACATGGACAAATCCGGGTTAGACGGAGTTACCGTAAACAGCTTGATCAACTCCGTCACCTGGATGACTGCCGATCAGGCCCTTGATCTCGGCTTTATCGACCAAATAGAAGATTATCAAACAGAGATCACTAACAGCGCGCTTATTAAAAACTATACAAACGCTGCCCCAGCAGTTTACCAGCGATGCATCAACAAAATCTTAAACATAAATAACAACAGCATGAACATCGAAAACAAAGAACTCATTGAAAAGACCACATCGGTATTAGACAAGATCATGAACTTTTTTAAAAAAGTGGTAAACAAGCAAACCATCACCGATAAGGGAACGCTCCATCACGCAGGCCAAATTGAAGAAGGCGCCGAGGTTTATCAGGACGAAGACATGACTACACCTGCCATAAGTGATACTTATACCTGCGCCGATGGCAAACAACTGGACGTTAAACAGGGAAAGATTCAGACAGTAACACCTGCCGATCCCGAAAATGCACCGGAAGCAGAAGACGAAGACGAGGATCTGCCGGAAAGCAAATCTAAATCAGCTAAAAAGCCTGCCGATGTGCAAAACCGCATGCAACAATTAAAAGCCCGCTTACACGCGCAAAACGCACTGTTAACAGAAGCCCGTAGCGCGCTCGAGGAAGCCAACAACCGCCTGCAGAAAACACGTACTGAAGTAAAGAACGAAATCAAATCAACCTTTATACCCGAAAGCTCAAAGCGCAGCAATAAAACCCACTCAGAGCCCGCTCCGTTTTTTGCCCCGCAAACTGAAATCGCGAAAAACGCGGTTAAAAAAGCAATAGCTTCCTAAAGCTACCACCACATTACCTTATCCTTCTCATATCTAATTAACCCATTCTCACTATCCCTATACGTTTAAAACAATCAAAAGCTCTCCCTTTAGGGGGCCGGGGGGCTAAACTTTATGGCTCAATTTACATTTACAAACAACACCTACGCCGGCGAAGCGCTGGCAGGATTTATGGCAAGCACATTACTCGAAGCAGATTCGGTTAAGCGTGGCCTGCTCACCGTAATTAACGACGTAAAAGCCCGCAAGGTGATCCTTGATGTTGATGACGACGTTGTACTGCAAAACCCTTCGGGTATCTTTACCGATCAGGGTACAACCGCTCACCAAACCGAAAGCTATCTTGACCCCGTGGTTTACGAATTTATGAAACAAGAACAATGGGATAAGCTGGCCCAAAGCTGGGAAGCCCAATCCCTTAAACCAGGAGCCTTTATGGATTATGAAGGTGTGGTTGACCTGTCGGACTTTATGGTACAGCGTTATTTAACCAAAATCCAGATAGCTAACGAACGCTTGTACTGGCTTGGCAAAGGCGCCACCAAAGAAGCAGCCTTTACCGCCGATTTCCCCGGCTTGCTCCCATCAATAGCTGCGGCTTCAGGCGTTTATAAAGTAGGTTTAAGCAAACCCGCCACCTCATTAGCAGCTACAGCAATTGATGCAAACGGCATCGTAACCGTTGCCGATACCTCAACCCTTGCCGATGGCGATGTGGTTACAATCACTGCGGTAACCGGCACCAGCAAGGATACTACCAATGGCGCGCCAGGTATCGCTGTTCAGGGCCAATCTTACTTTATTCAGGTAGCGAGCGCCACCTCGTTTAAGCTGGTGCGTAACTACAACGAGGTTAACAGTCGCAAACCTGCAACTTTTAGCGGCACAGCTACTGCGGCTATAGTAAACTACATTAACGTAAGCAATGTATTGCAGGTGCTGGGCAGCGTTTATGCCCAGCTTGACCCTGCCGATAGGATTCAGGAAGATTTTAACTTACAGATTCCTTTACATGTGGGTTATGCGTATGCCCAGGCGCAGGCAAACAAGGCATTAAACGTTATCAACGCCTTTACCGATATGAAAAAGATGGATTACCTGGGTATCCCGCTTCAGATCATGAACCACTGGCAGGCTAATACCATTTTAGGTGCAAGGTCGTCAAACCTGTTCCTTGGTGTCGACCTGTTAGGTGATGCTTCTGAGCTATCAACCGTTTACCTGAAGCCTTACACCAACGATAACGTGGTACGCATGAAAGCCCGTATGAAAGCGGCCGTAAATTTCAAATTTGCCAACGAACTGTTCTACCTCTCTGCTTAGTGAATTGTTGATTGGGTTGGTTAGGTGAGTGGTTATTAACTCTTTACCCTATCCCTAACTAACCCAATCAACTTAATCAACCATTAACTTAATCAACCAATAATAACATGTCAATTTATAATAAAATAAACGCAGGTTTTAGCCTGGGCACTGATGAACCTATTACCTCGGGTATTGAGGATGTGATCTATATTTTCAATGCGGATGATGTTGTGCTCACTTATGACACAACCAACCCGCTTATTGTTAAAGGATTAACCGCTGTGAGCAATGCCAAAGTTTACAAATTTGAAGGAACAAATAACAGTTTCAATACTACTTCCAAACAAACAAAAACACAGGTAGGCCCGCGTTATACCGAAGAGATAGATTTCAACATAGCAGGTTTATCTGTTGATATCAAAGGCCAGCTTATGGCCATGGGATATGGCCGTGTACGCGCCATAGCGGTTAACAATTACAAATCGAGTGATTCAGCTATTGAACTTTTTGGCGCGGTAAACGGATTGATACTAACCGATGCCGAACGTAATGCCGCAGACGAATCACTTGACGGTGGTTACAAACTGAAGCTTACCAATCCTGATAAAATGAAAGAGCCCTACCCTCCCCGCGCGGTATCTATTGCTCCCGGCACCGGCAGTGCCACTTATGCCAGCACTTTATCAGCTATCGAGGCGCTGGTTACAGCATAATCATTGTGTCATGAGGTCATTAGTCATTGTATAATGGCTAATGACCATTAAAAGATCCTTTTTCTATAACCTAAAACTAATGACCAAATGACTGATGACGCAATAACAAAGAAATACATGCTTAAACCCGGCTTTCATCAATTTGTACCTGGTTCGGCAGCAATACATTGCAATGAAAACCTGAGCGATGAAGAAGCAGAATGGTACTTACAACGATATCCACATATAGAAGCGCTGTTTGCCCCCCGTCACCCTGAAGGGGGAGTTATAATCCAATCTAAGAATAGGCGCAAATCAATGGCTAATAAAGATTCAAACAAAGGAGGTTCAAAATGAAAACCTACCTTCCGCAAATTGAACGGCGAATACTGGTAAGGCCAAACCAAACCTATGGTATTCTTAATTATGACCTGGATAATGCTTATCCGCAGCGCATGCTCGAGTTGGTAGCCGGATCACCTACAGCAAAAGACTGCTGGAACAAACGAACAAAATTCATTGCCGGTAACGGGTTTGAACAAAGGGACCTCGGCAAACAGGTAATTAACTCTAAAGGCTTGACCCTTGCCAAACTATTAAAGGCATTGGCTACCGACAAAGCACTTTTCACTGGTTTCGGCATTCACCTAAATTACAATGCTGATTTTAAGATTGTATCAGTAAGCTATGTGAAGTTCGAAGATATCCGCATGGGTGATACTGATGCCCCGGAAACAGCCGATAAATACGCACTATACTCGGATTGGGGCCGCAAAACCTGGAAAAACATCATGCGCAGCAAGATCACGTTTTTAGACAGGTATAATCCTGATCCGCAGGTGATCCGGGAACAGGTATCCCGGGCCGGCGGATGGGAACATTACAAAGGACAGTTGTTTTATTTTAATCCGGAAGTTGATGATTACCCGTTAATTGAAGCAGATTCGGTATGGGAAGATTTTGAAACCGAGGCCGGGATCAAGATTTTCAACAACAGGGAGGTAACCACCGGGTTTCTGCCATCAACCATGCTTTTTATGCAGTCGCGCCGCGAGGAGGCCGAAAACACCAGGCCTGATGCCGATGAGTACTCAGCGGCCAATATACCATCGCAGCTTGAAAAAGACCTGGGCGCATTTCAGGGTGCAAAAAGCGCGCAAAAGATCATCGTAATTGAATATGAAGATGAAAACTCAAAACCGGAATTCAAAGCCTACCCTATTCAGAATAACGATAAGCTGTTTGAAACGACGGAACGATCTGTCGAAGCCCGCATCATTAAAGGCTTTTCGGTACCAAAAGAATTGATTAACGCCGAAAAATCATCAGGGTTAAGCAACGGCAGCGAAAAGAAGCAGGCAATTCTTGAGTTCAATGACAATACCGCGGCCGACAGGCTTGACCTGTCAGAAACTTTAGCTGAAATTTTCAATCGTTTTTACAGAAATATAAATCCCGGTAATAACTGGAACATCGTACCCGTAACAGCGATAGCAGCCGATGATAGCCCGGGTATCAAGGCCGGAAACGCCATCAACGGGCTCCTGCAATCGGCCATTCCTCAAAAAAACAAAATAGCTGCGTTGATATACGCTTATGGTTTTAAACAAGCCGAAGCCGAAGCAATGTGCGCTTAATTAAGTCATCAGTCTTTAGTCGTAAGTTCTAAAAGCTGCTTAAGCCTTATCATTTTCATCATTCTAATTTAAACAAAAAACGACTTAAGACTTCCAACTCAAGACTTAGAACTAAGACTTAAACACAATCATAAACAACATTTTCAAATCCCGTAACGGGAGTTAGGAGGCCATGCTATGATCTATTTAATCAATCAAACCATATTTCAGCAATACGAAGACATTAACATAAATATTAAACCCGAACGGCTCAAAGTATTTATCAAAAAGGCCCAGGAGCTTGACCTAAAACCATTTTTAGGATATGCTTTGTACTACCAGCTAATAACCTATTGCAATGATGACGGCACTATAAAAGATGATGCGCCGCAGGCTTATAAAGATCTGTTAAACGGCAGCGAATATCTTGACGAGTATGGCCGCATCGTATTATACGAAGGCCTCGCTCCCGCCCTGGTTTATTTCACCTTTGCCCGCTTTATTGAAAACGACGCTGTACACTACACTGCAACTGGACCAGTTATTAAACGCCACGATAACGGCAATGCCCTTTCATCGCCCGAGATTGTAAAACTGGTGCAGCAGCAGCGCAGTATAGCCAATGCTTATGCCAATGATATAGAAAAATTTTTAAGAGATAACCAGGAAAACT